CACAGTATTGATCTCGCATATTACAGTAAAATGTTTTGGTTTTATAATAAGGCTGAAAACAAAGTTAAAGAACCTGGTATGGAAATTAATGAGCATTTTAGTGATTCCATGACTGTCCGATTGTTTTGTTTATTGGAAGACATGTATAACAGTGGCGACTCTGCTGGGTATCACAAAGATGCTTTGATTGATATGGTAACGTCCGATGCGTTTTGGGAAGGGGCTATCGAACATGTGACTCGTGAATACGATAAGATGATCGCAGCCATGTTAAAGTCAGGATGGGACCCTCGTTGTAAAGTAAAAGCTTCTGTGCGTTCTATTGGTAAAGTTTATCAAATCCTTGAATTCGCAATGGATCTTGATAAGACAATTGCCAGCATTCAAGAAGAAGAAGAACTTTATGAGGGCACAACTATTACTGGCGAAGATATCATAGATAACCCTTCGTCTGAAGAACTCGCTGAATATGATAAACAAATCCCAAAATCAAAATGAACCATTAATCAGTTTCATGGTAGATTTACGGTCAATTGACTATACCGTAACTGACCTGGTCAATAATCATACGCCACAGCATTATCACGAATTATCTTCATCTTTCTTTCTTCCTGGGGTTTATCAATCAGTTGCAAATGAATTGTGTTATTATCGTAATAAGACTTACGTTAAACAACAATACACAACCAAATCTTTTCGCCATGCTTATTTTGAAGAAGATCGTTTAGAAATTGTAGACGAGATCTTATTAAAAATACGCGATATCATATTGGGGTTTCTAGGTATAAACTATTTTGATCGCCCAATACGTGTTTCCTTTATTACCCATAATCAATGGATTGTGTCGTATCCTAAGGCAACATTATGAAATTACAATATCTGTTTGCATACAAATTAATTGAAAAGATTAATGCTAATGTGCCAGATGGAGAATGGTGCGAATGGGGTCAATGGTTTATACGGTCCTACGTAGGTGATTTAATAGAAAACAATATTGATGACCCTTTGCCGAAATTGACTGCATTATGCGGTAATCCAGAAACAACAAGAAAGTTGCATTTACTCGTACATAAAGAAATTAAAAGTTTACATTATCACGTCCAAAATGTCAAACCTAATTTAATTGACTTTGACGTGACAAATACAGGATTGTTATTATGGATAAAATAAAGAAACAATTTATACCGATGCACCAACTTATTAACGCAATAAATGCCCAACACCATGACGGCATGGCAATGTCTACCGGATTGGCTACATCTATTGTGACGGCATTGTTAAGTGAAAAGCCTGACGATGTTGACTTAGCATTAAAAAACTATATGGGGGATGATCTAGGCGTCGCCATGGTTACACTCGCCATCAAACCTCATTTAATGTCATTGAAAAATCAAATAGCAATTGTTTTGAAAACCACTGACGTTATTAATTATCGCGTAACAACTGCCGGAGTACATATCAATGAATAACGTTATTTCAACCGTTATCAATTTTCCGTTGAACACTGATCTCGATAACTTTGTGTTTCATTATCGTGCTTTGTTTAACGCGCACGGCATTAAAAACGTATTGCCTGATAATACTAACAGCAAATACGAAAAGCTCCACAACGGCATTCCTAAGTGTCAGGAGATGCTGGAGCAGGACTTTAAAAACATGGACTTGCAACTTTACCGCATGAAAAACGACCATGGCAATTTGGAAGTTCAAGATATCAAAATCATGGGTAACAAGGCGCATGTATATTTCAAAGTAGGAAAATAAAACATGGTGTGGGGTCTTTCTTATACAAACACTTCACGAGCAACGTATGCCAAATTAATACAACAATTAGATTCCTTAGCTTCTGAAAACGATTTGCCGTTACAGTGTTACGACGGCAAAAACGCTTATGAGTTATTAAACACATCTATTGAACTGGCAGAAACTGAAGGTATCGTGACTCCGCTTTACGAAACTATCATGGAAGGTGCAGTAGTCATGCTGAACAAAAAACATTCTGTTCATGCTCGACTTTCATTTAACACACCTTTCGTTTTCCATCTTAACGGTGTTGATTTTACGTTGCCGTTAATAACCTATGAGATGAATGTATGACGATTACGATTACCAAAGGTGATACCGTTGACTTTTCTTTGGTCAACGATACCATTGATGGCGGTAAACGCACCGGAGTAACACTGACGTCGGGTGTGATGGATTATGCGTTAGCGGTCCAATTATCACCTGATATCAATTCCAAGCACGCCAACTTTTATCAGTACTTTAAAGATAAAGTTGACAACATTGATAACCCGGCCAAATACGATTACTTTGCTTATGCGGATGCAAATGGCAATCAAAGGGTTGTGGGTATTCCGTGGGTGTTGGACTCCACCTGGAAATCAATCCAGAACAAACAAGAAACGTATGTGATCACCAATTTCCAAGAATACATGCGTCCGACTATCGAAAACACGCTGAACAACTTAGGCGCTTCCTTCTTTAGCAAAGATACTTCCCCATCCTAATTATAAAAATGCTACAGTTCCCATAATAGGGAACTGTACATTAACTTATTTCTTTTTTTTTCATTTCTGAGGTATAACGTGTCTACACTTGTTAATCCTTTTATTGACGCAAAGTACACAGCTAACCGAGACTTCAGAAATTTCTATCATTCGCAAATCGCATTTTACTTTTCTAAGATTTATAATAAATCAGAAGCGGAACTCTTACCTTGGGTGAGAAAAGTTTTTGAACCTGGCAAAAATGGCTTTAAAGAAATTAAATTTCAGGTATTAGAAAAGAACAAGTATGGCGATCGTGTAGTAGAAATTAAACCGGCAAGCCAATTTTTCGAAGAAGTGCAAGAAAAGAATCTGCACTTATCACCATCATTTGTTGGATATACCAACTATGACGAAACACCTTCTGTAAATGCGATTGGTACCAAGAAATGGATTGGAGATCGCAAGAAGTATAAAGGGTTACGTAAAGAAGCCAGTATCGCGCATGACGACTACGGTTACAAAACCTTTAACGAAGTACAGAATGCTTTAAAGATCTTTAACAATGCTCAATCAGGAGCAATGTCGTCAAACGGTACACCAATTCGTAATAAGTCCGGGCATACATCGTTAACGAGTATTTGTCGCACGGTAACGTCCACAGTTAACTTGATGAATGAACGTTTACTTAATGGTAACCGATTGTTTATCAACTATAAGAAAACAATACAACACTTTATATCGGTATTGAAATCGACAAACTTTGTTAAGTTAAATGAAGTAATGAATAAACTTAACATGGTTCACGCAACAGCTGAACACGTTATGGCAATGGTTAAACGTTGCACTAACTATTATTCTACAAACAAAGATCAATACGAAAAGATTGAATCGTTTGTGGGTATGTTGCGTCCTGATGAATTAACTGCGATCTTGTGTATTGGTGACTTAACTGGTTTGTTCTCAACTAACCGACCGGTTATTAAAGCGTATTTAGACGACTGGATGCAAATGCCTAAGTTGCCTAAAGATGCCAAAGCCGAAGATTATCCGGCGCCAGCCAATGGCGACTATTACACGTTGTGTATTACCAAACTGGGTAACGATCCATCTAAAGCAGAAATCAACGCATTAAACGCAATCCATTTAGAAGTTGAAAAGAAATGGTACGATTTCATTGAAGTGTTCTTTAAAACGAAGACTGCTATCAATGATGTTTATAGCGTTACTGAAATGGTTCGTGAAGCAGTATTGACATCTGATACTGACTCATCCATTTATAGTGCGGATGATGTTACCGACCTTTATGGTAACGACCCAGATCAAATGATTAAACTTAACGGTGTATTGACTTACTTCATCCGTATGATGGCAGTACATCAGCATGCGCAGTTAAGTAAAAACATGAACGTGTCTGACGCGAACTTGTATAACTTAAATATGAAGAACGAATACTTATTCGGTTCATATGTTACTACTCCGATGTCAAAACACTATTATGCGACTCAATTGATTCAAGAAGGTGTCATTAACTCCAAACCTAAGATGGAAATCAAAGGTGTTCACTTACGTTCGTCTAAAGTAGCAATTATGATTAAAGACTTTGCGCACAAACTCATGCGTGATATCTTAGATGCTATTTATTACAAAACCAAAATGGATCCTTCTATTCTGTTGCACAACATAGCAGAACTGGAAAGATTAATCATTGATGGTGTTGCGGTAGGTGATTGGAGTTGGTTGAGCAAATCAACTATTAAAGCTGCAGACGTTTATAGTGACCCAGAAATATCTGTTTATCAATACCACGTGTTGTGGGAAAAAGTGTTTGCTGACAAATACGGTGCAGCTCCACCTATTCCTTATGTGGGTGTTAAGGTATCAACTGATTTAACCAGTAAAGCACGTTTAGCGGATTACTTTGCTTTATTAGGCGATTCCGAAATATCACAACGTTTAAAATCACATTTAGAATCATTAGGCAAAGATAAGCTCACCACGTTTTATGTTCCTGTCGATAACTTGTTAAGTATCAAGACTATCCCTTCTGAAATCATTAAGGGTACTGATATTAGACGAATTGTAAAACAGAACTTGAAATCGGTGTATGCGGTATTGGAATCTGCTGGTCTTTATATGATGAACAAAAACATAACGCGTTTAGTGTCAGATGAACACTAATACCTAACTAAGGGGCGCAAGCCCCTTAGTTAGTAGTTAATTTATTTTAGCTAAGTCAAGTAACTGTTTCAATTGAACCAGCAAATGTTCGCGTAATTTAACATTCTTAATGTGGTTATAACGATTAATGATTAAAGGAATCGTTTGTAAACACATAGAACGTTCACCACCTGCTTTCTTACCTTGATCGTTAATAATAGCAAAGTACAAAGACAAATACTTAATCGCACTTGCTTCTAAACACCAAATAACGTTTTCGTAATACTTTCCTTTATAAGCATCAGTATTAAACAAAAAAGATAAATGAGGGATTAAACGACCTTCAAAGTAAGGATACAAATGCAGATGAGATTTTAACGGAGCATCTTTTAAAGTATCAATCAGATAACTCACATACTTGCTAATACCGTCCATGTAAGACATGGTGTTGAACACAACAGATTCGGTAAGCAATAAGTCAGTGTTACTTGATTGATTGACGTAGTAGTCATACACGCCGTTAAACAAAGCTAATTCGTTAGACAGTATTCCAAACCGTGGAGTAACGACTTTAGCAATATATGCGTGAATACCCAGTCCTTCAAAAGCAGGGTCTTTCATGAACAACCACCAACCAATAGCGAGTTCAACGATATTTAATCCGAGGATAGCATATTGGTCTTTTAAATTAAGTTGTTCTTGTTTGTATCTTTCTACTGGAGGGTTATAAGTATAGAGCGCAAATGAGGTGTATAAAGGAACAAGTGGTTTTAAGTCACTGTAAGTTACTGCGGGGTCGTAAACCTTATCTGTTTCTAATAGACATAACGTTTCGTCACAACCATTATAATAGACAACGTTTTTAGTAGCAGTCGCATTTTTACTTTGACTATTCACATTAAACGCTGAACATAACGAACCAGAACGTAAACGGCTATAAGCAACCACGTAATCCAATTCCCACTCAGGATCGATACTGAGGTTTTGTAACAACCCAACTAAGACGTTTTGGTTTTCCTGATTATAAGGCATAGATAAAATAAAACGGAACTGCTTATCGATGTTATATTGGCTAATCCGGTTTATATTACCCATTAAAGGATACGACTTAGTTTGAGTAGGAGTATTAATCAAATCAAGTAACAGGGATTTCATAAAGGCATCCTTGTAAACAAATAAATATTTATTTACTATATGGTATAATTATATGTAAACTAATGCAGATATCTGCATTGACATTTGGGGACGTACGCAATTTTTACCATTCACATAGTATTTTTGCTGAACCCAAATATATTTCAAGTCTATATTACTTAAGTGTATAAACAATAAATATTATTTAATTGCGATAGTATCTATATGTAATACATTCGAATGTAATATCAAATAATCAAACAATTGTAAAACAATGGAGTTTAAAATGGGCGTAAATAGCGATAACACTTCTTGGGGCGCGGACGAACAAGCTAAAGGCAACAATGCAAATAAAACTGCTGCCGGTGGTTCAAATGATCTGTTAGAAATGATGGAGCTGATGACTCAGACTTCAAGTTCTTTCGCGGGCCGTAATATCCGTGAAATCAACCTGGCTTCTGAAAGTCTGAAGAAATTGTTCGAAGGTCGTAAAGCAGATCGCCTCAACACCGCTAAAGCCGGTATCGTTCCGAACCTGGATATTATCGATGCCAATATCTCACCAGTGCTGCCTGGCCTGCTGCTCTGGACCAAAATCGGTCGTACGATTTATTTCGCACCATTCCTGTTCCACTCCAAAGATCAGATCGTTGACTTTGAAGAAGTTCAGATGTATGCCGCGAATCAGCAACGTGTATCTGTACCTCGTACACCTTCTGCGTACATCGGTCGTAATTTGACACTGGCGCTGGAAAACTCCCTGCGTCAGAACCAAGGTCATGATCTGAACATCGTTCAAATCGGCCACGGCATCGTTCCACTGGAAAGCTACTTCGACGTTCGTAACGACGAAAAGCAACTGGTAGAACGCATCACTCAGTACATCGACCGTGAATGGGAAACTTCCGTCATGGCGCAGATGACAGCTGAAGCCGGTGCTCGTGGCAAACAACTGCCGAACGTGTTCCATGGTAAATCTCCGTACGGTCCTAACCAAACTGCAGATGCGCGTATTCTGCCAGTAACTGCCAAGCTGGGTGACAATGGTGTTCTGTTGCCGTCCAACATGGAAGTTCAGGTTATCACCACCAACGGTCAAAACCAAAACAGCAACAACCCTGAAAATGCGCCACGCGAAGTTTGCCGCGTTTACGCTAACGTGTCTCTGATTCCTTACGGTTATCAGGACCACATTAACGTTCTGCGTCGCACCCAGGGTCGTCCAATGTTTAACGAAGGTATGACTCCGGATGGCTGGAAACCTTACCGTCCATCGATCTCTCTGGATTGCGCAGTAGCCGGTCCGCAGATGAACTCGAATGGTGGTATCGTTCCATGGCTGATGGGTCTGTTTGTCCTGATGTGTTCTAACAACCGTTATGCATTCGGTGACGTTCTGCGTCGTCCTAAATGCGGTGTTCGTGGTAGCCTGGCTTCTCTGGAACCACGTCTGGACAAATACGTTCGCGACAACAACGTTCAACGTATCGTCGGTACTAACTCCGTCAAACTGGATAGCAAAGCTAGCCTGGACATTGATGCGGTTAACCAGTGGATTCGTTTCCACATCATGCAATCAGCAATCTTCACAGTTCCGGTTCTGCCAGGCAAC